CAGGGATCAATAAGTGGGCAGCAAATATCCTCAACAGTAAGGATTCTCGTTTCAAGTTTAAGCGTGAGACTATTTGCGATACCGGAATGTTCCTAGCTAAGAAGCGTTATGTTCTTCGGGTACTTGACGATGAAGGATTTAAGGTCAATAAGTTCAAATATACTGGAGTTGAAGTTGTTCGCACTACAATGCCTAAGGCAATTAAGCCTTATGTTAAGAAAATTGTAGAGACAATGATGGAAACTCAAGACGAGACCTTAACAAATGATGCATTTGTTGAGACATTCGATATTTTCAAAGGATTGGACCCTAAAGAATACGCAATGGGCTCTGGTATTAAGAACTATGATAAATGGGCATCACAATGTAACGGATTTACGTGTTGTAAGGGCATCCCTCACCACGTTAAGGCAAGTTACTACTATAACTACCTCCTAGAGAAGCTCGAACTTACAGCAAAACACGAAAAGATCGCATCTGGTGATAAAATCCGCATGTTCCATTTGAATATGCCTAACAAATACAATATCAAGAAGATTGCATATAAGGATCATTTCCCTGCAGAATTTGAACAATTCTTTACTGTTGATTATGAGATGATGTTTGAGAAGATTATCTACAATACAATCGAGCGCTTCTATAAAAGAGCAGGATGGATTCTCAGAAAACCAAATGAACAGATCAAAACGGACCTATTTGCGATGTTTGGGTAAATAATCTCATGTTTGATGACACTTACAAGACAATTCTTGAGGATTTTGATGTTCCTGCTAAAACTACAACAAAATATGGTGACGAACTTCGAATGCTGGCTTCTAAAATGGACGAATTGACTCAAACTAGAGGACGTTTTACTGATAAGACATTACGTGACATTGTTATTGTTGGTATGGAAGTCAAGAATCTTGGTCATCAGATTGCACAAGGGGCAAAGAATGCAGATAGAGAGTGGAGAGATTAAATAATACCATGAGCGCGTTTGAAGACAAACTAAAGACAATTTATGAAGATTTTGAGATGGTTCCTGGCAAGACACCAGAGAATTATGCTCCATATACACTCGATGAACTTGTCAAGAATATAGCAGATGTCGCTGTTGCGCTTGAAGATCTTAATGACTCAAAGCGGAACAAAAGCCAGGAGATCCGGGTAAAAGAAGCAGTTATGTGGGGTTCAAGACTCAAAGATTATGCAAATCAGTTAAGAAAACTCATGCCAAGAGCTTGATTTTAATTTTCGACATGATATAATATATATCATGTTCAAACAAAAAGAAATTACAGTTGCGGTCGACTTGTCAGGTCGCATCATCATGGGACGCGTTGCAGATATTGCAAATCAGGGCGAGAACATCTATCGCCTTGAAAACCCATACATCGTTCAGGTAGTTCCTGAAATTGAAGTACAACCTACGACAGGTGCCCCTGTCATTGATCCTCAAACAGGCCAACCAAAGAAGACCGGCAGAAATCATATGAGCTTACATCCATATGTTTTCCATGAACTTCTCTCCACTGACTGTGTTTCTGAGGTTTCGTGGGATTTCCCTAAAGAAGCCCTTACTATCAGTAAAGACCATAAGCTACCTGATAGTGTCAAACAACAGTACACTGACCTCATCCAAAACTTCAAGGACCGCGCAGAGGAAGTAAACAACAAAGAATCTAAAAAGGTAGATTTATTCGACGACAATGGAGAAGACACAGAAAACAGCGCTTCCTAAGGCAGCCTTAGATTGCTTCAAGAGCATCGATAAACTCAATAGTGATTCAACATTATTATCAGAGAACTCACTATCTACTGTAACTGATTGGCATGATACGGGGTGTATGGCGTTAAATGCTATCTTATCAGGCAGTTTATATGGTGGTGTTGCTGATTCCCGTGTTACTGGGTTTGTGGGACCATCTGCGACAGGTAAGACATACATTGTCAATAAAATCCTTGCAATTGCTCAACGAGAAAAGGGCCTTATCCCTGTTATCTTCGACACTGAAGGAGCAATCGACGAAGGATCAACACGTGGTGTAGGATTAGATCCAACAAGAGTGAAGTATGTTCCAGTAGACACAGTGGAAGATTGTAGAAATCAATTGTGTCAGTTCATGGATGATGTCAAGGCCGCAGGTCAGCAAGGCAAGTTCATCGTTTCAATTGACTCTCTTGGTAATCTCTCAAGTGCGAAGGAACTTGCAGATATTGCTAAAGGTAAAGATGCTGCTGATATGGGTCTAAAAGCAAAAGCACTGAAATCAATGATGAGAAATGTTACACAGAAGGCACAAACTTCCCGTACAACCATTCTCTTTACAAATCACACATACGACGATCCATCGGCATTGTTCCCTAAAATGCAGAAAAACATGTCAGGTGGTTCAGGACCTCTATATATGAGCTCTTGTGTCGTCCAACTCTCACGTAAGGAGGAGAAACACAACAAAGACAACGAAAACGACGAAGTCATTCCCGAAGCGAATATGTATAGCGGATTTACGCTCGGAATGCTTACGACAAAGAACAGATTTGTACCGCCCTTTCTGAAGCAAGAGGCTTACCTTAACTATAAGACAGGCTTAGACATCTATTCAGGACTAAAGGATATGGCAGTTGCTCATGGTGTAATTATGCAAGACGGTTCACGAAACTCTCTCCCTGACGGTACTAAATTAGGATACTACAAGACCTGGAGTCAAAAACAGGATGTATGGGACTACATCCTCCCAAAGCTCGAAGAAAAGATCAAAGCTGTATATAAATTTGGCGGCTAATTTATTAAAATATGTTATCAAATGAGTAGTACAAGAATACACGGAAAGAAAATTCTTGTTGTCAGCGCAACAAGAAAATCGAAGACAAACCAAAAAAATATCAGACTCTTAGAAGGACTTAAGCTCTTGAAAAAGGATGTTGATGTTAAAATCCATTATCTCAATGAAGACCCTCTTCCAAAAGTCTATAATCAATATATCAATGAGAAAACACTAGCCAAACATGATATTGTGGCTTTTGTTCATGATGACGTTTATATTGATGATCTCAAGTTCCGGGGCAAGTTGTGTACCGCGGTTAACAGTGGTCTCGATATTGTTGGCGTTGCTGGCTGTATCAATCCAACGATCTCTGTTCCTGCTCTGTGGCACTTAATGGCCGACAAGAAGGACCATCGAGGATTTTGCGCTCATTCTATTCCAAAAACAAATGCAATGCACATGACAACATTCGGTCCTACTCCGAGTCGTGTAGCATTTGTTGATGGTGTTTTCATGGCAGTGAATCTCAAAGAAGCAATTGACAAAGACTGGAAGTTTAATGAAAACTTTGCCTTCCATCACTATGACCTATCAAGTTGTCTTGATGCAAATGCTAAGAAAATGAAAATTGGTGTATTCCCAATTCATATTATTCATGATTCCCCTGGTCTCGACCCAGATGACGAAACATTCATCGCGTCTGAAAAGAAATTTATGGAAATCTATGGATGATTGAGATATACTAAGTAAAGTATGTCAGAACTTAAGATTGACTCAGGCTTTTTTGAAAAGGTCATCATATACCATGCATTGACGGATGAATCATATCTCGCTTCGATTGTCGAACATGTGCAGCCTGAATACTTCGAGAATAGTAGTATTCAGGCTGTGATGGGTATTGTTTCGGACTTCTATGAGAAACGCCAGGAGCCTCCTAGTCTAGACGATATTAAGATGTATTTGTCTGACGATAAGCTAAAGAACCAATACATCGACGTCGTTGGATATTTTAAGACGTTTTCGACCAAGAATTTTAATCGTGATGAACTAACAGAGAATACAGAGCAATTTCTTAAAGAGAAGGCGGTATATCATACAATGAATGGTGTAATTGATGACTGTGCTGAAGGAAATGTAGACACATCTGAAATTCTGGAAAGATTTGAAAAGGCCTGTGGGATTAGTCTCATAACTGATAAGGGTCTGGATTATTTCAACGATATTGACAGACATATTAGTGATCTCGAAACAACCGATAATTGCATCCCGAGTACTTGGCCTTGGTTGGATGAAAAACTTGGTGGTGGTTTCTTGGAAAACGGAAGAGCTATCTATATATTTGCAGGTGAGACAAATGTAGGTAAATCTATTTTCTTAGGAAATATCGCATGTAATATAGCCAGCCAAAATAAAACGGTACTTTTATTGACACTAGAAATGTCAGAGCTAGTTTATGCTAAACGTATCAGTTCTAAATTGACGCAGATACCTATTGGTAGACTCAATCAACGTACAGACGATCTTAGAAAGAAGATTGAATACTACAAAGGAATTGACGCTCACTCTCGTTCCCGTATTCTCATTAAAGAGTTTCCGCCTAATACGGTCAACTGCGCACAGATTCGAGCATACATTAAGAAGATCATTCAGTCAGGTATCGGAATCGATGCTATTGTAGTCGACTATGTTAATCTCCTTAGGGCACAGATGGGTAATAACTCTTACGAAAGGGTTAAAGATGCAACTGAACAACTTCGCGCGCTGAGTTATGTCTTCAATTGTCCTGTTATTACCGCCACACAATTGAATCGTTCAGGCTACAATGAAATTTCTCCAGATCTTTCAACTATCAGTGAAAGTATCGGTTTAGCAGCAACAGCTGATGCTATTATGAGCCTCTGGCAGGAAGAAGAAGATGCTGAGTTAGGAATCATTAAGATGGGTATGATGAAGAATAGATTTGGTCCTAATTTTGGTAATGTTTCGATGGGCATTGACTATAGCACCCTAACTCTAAGAGAAGATGAAACAATTAATGCAGGAGACGAACTTAACACAACAGGTTCGACACTTAGCTTTCTTTCTGATTCTATGGTTGGATAAGTGCAATGAGACTATAAGTATAGTATAATTTAAATAGATGAGCAAAAAATTTATTATCAGTGATATAGACCTTGATGGTGCAATGAGCTACCTTCTTTTTAAATGGTACTACAAAGAACCAATTCCTTATAAAACCTGTAGTATAACTCGGTTTCAAGAATGGTTTCCTGCTTGGTATGCTAAGTATAGTGATTCATATGACGAGATCTACATTCTGGACTTGGATGTATCGCAGGATCATCTTGAATTAGCAGACAAAGAGAAGGTCTTTATTATCGACCACCATAAATCACATATAGATAATAAGACAAAGTATAAAAAAGCAAAAGGTCAGATTGTTGAGGAGTCCAGTTGTGCTAAATTGATTTACAATATCCTCAGCAAGGACAAGAATTTTAAGCTTAACCAATACCAACAACTTCTTGTTGCATTAGTTGATGACTATGACTCCTACACACTAACCATTCCACAATCCAGACATTTGAACATTGTTTATTGGAATTTCCAGAATCGTTTAGAGAAATTTGAGGCATTTTTTGGATATGGCTTCAAAGGATTCACACCCGACCAAAAACGATATATCAAATACCACGAAGCAAAGGTTGCGGAGACAATTAAGGATGCTCCTCATTACGCCTACGAGGGCAAATTATTCGACAAACAATTCAAAATAGTTGCCGCTTTTGCAAGTAGCTATATTAATGATGTTGCTGATCACTTAATTAAGGATCATAATGCTGATTGTGCTATTGTTGTTAATTCTGAGACAGATAAAGTAAGTATGAGACGAGGTAACTCAGACTTTGATCTTCTTAAGTTTACTGAACATTTCTTCGATGGAGGCGGCGGCCATGAATATGCCACTGGAGCTAAAATTAGTGAAAACTTCATGACTTTTACTAAATTATTCCAAGAAATCTAAAAATGTTACTCCAAAGCTCAGATGAAAACACAGATCCTGCAGTCTTTATGCATAATGAGGAGTTTGAACATCTTTGTCTATCATTCTGCTCTCTTGTTTGTATTATAAAAAACAAGAAATTAAATCTTGCAAAGATCTTCCTTTTGATATTAAATGATGAAGATATCAAAGAACTCTATCTCTCGATGATTGAAATTGACGACGTCAGAGAGGCTATTAGACTCTTCTTAGACTATAATCCATCGCTTTATAAATCCAAATACATAAAAAGACACATAGACCCAAATGACTGAACTAGAGAAATCGATTTACAATAAGTATCTGGCGGTATCACGAGGTCAACAAAATAAGCCTTTCAAATTACGTAAGGATTTTTCAGACTTCGAGGAAAATGAGAATTATGTTTATGTGAAAAAACTCGGAATGTTTTTCAATAGGTTCAGACACATTGATATGGATGAGTTTTTTATAGCCCCTTATCATATATATGAATCAGGGGAGTATTTTGATTTAAGTTTCTATGTTACACCAAGAGCCCTCAAGGTGTACACTATCTTCCAAACAAAGAAACAAGAAGAACCACCTGACAGTAAAAACCAACTCGCATTCATCCAACGAAGCCTAAAATTTATTTTGGCATTTTGTGGGGATAAAAACATACAGTTAAGTGATTATATATCATACAAGACTGATGTTACAAATGACTTCCTTATCCACCTCAAAGAACGCAAGATTAGTGTCTTCGTTGTTTTTGGCCTTCCTGGAGCAGAGAAAATTTTATACAGTCTGCCTGACGATCTTAGACAGATGATGTTCAAAAATATTTTTGAACGAATTGACACTTTTAGAACTAGATTCGCAGCTAGTTCTAAGGCAAAAGTTTTAGTCAAAGAAGGACTAAAAAAGTTGCAAAACCTAACAGAAAAACAGATAATAACTAACTAGAAATACTAATCATGAGTTCATTCACAAGCAATATGTTCGATGCCCTTAAATCTGCACGTGCCGAGACTAAGTCTTCAGGCAATAACGCATTTAAGGACATCCTAAAGATGGAAAAAGGCAAGACATACGAAGTGCGTCTTATCCCTAACTTGAGTAGTCCGAAAGACACATTCTTCCATCACTTCACACACGGCTGGGAGTCCTTTGCGACTGGTCAATATATCAGTGCACTTTCTCCGCAAACATTCGGTGATCGTGATCCTATCGGTGAGTACCGATACAAGATCTGGAGAGACAAAAACGCCGCTCAGTCTGTTAAAGACAAAGCTGAAGCCATTTACCGTAAGGAACAATGGATGATCAACGTTTATGTTGTTAAAGACCCAACCAATCCTGACAACGAAGGAACCGTAAAGATTCTCCGTTACGGTAAACAACTTGATCAAATCATCTCAGAGGCTATTGATGGTGTTGATTCCGACCAGTTTGGAATGCGTGTATTTGACTTCACAAAAGAAGGATGCAATCTTCGTATCAATGTAACCGATCAAGGTGGTTATCCATCTTACACAACAAGTAAGTTCTTGATGCCGTCTAAGATTGATACTACCCTGGACGACGTCTCTGAGCAGATCTTTGATCTTAAGGAGGTTTATCCTGTCAAATCTTACGAAGAACTTCAAGAGATGCTCGACGAGCACTTCTTCTGTTCCTCAGATGCTTCTACTGCAGCAGCTCCGGAAGATGAAGATGAAGATGAAGACGAAGATATGCCAGAGGACTTCAAGGCAACAACACCACCTAAGAGCAAGGAATCAAGTGACGAAGACGAGGAATCGTCCGATGACCCACTCGATGACCCGGCCGTGAAGAACTTACTAAGTGGTATAAATAGTGTCGATGAGTAATTTCGACCTACCTTACAGTAACTTAGAAGATCATAAAATTGAGGACTATAAAGGTCCTGCTCAAGTGGATCCTAATGCCCTCCTTGAGAGGGCTATGGATCCTAAGGACCCAAACGCTAAAGATGCGATTCCTGTTCAACGTTTAATGGCTCGACACGAGGCCAATCATTTGCCAGTCAACCGCGGAGAAGTAGCCGCTGTTGGGAATTTCGCGCAATTAGTTGGGGCAGAACTCAATACCGTAGACATTCTTGCAGATAGGCATCGTCATTCAAGTAACAAGGCACAGCACATTAGTAAAGAAGCTCTTTTTGGCCATTTAAGATACACTCAACCTGCATCCCAACAACGAGTATATGAATCCACACCTCAAAGTCCTCAACAGGTCCAGGCACCCGATCCAGGTCTTGGGGACCATGAACGAGCATATATGCCAAAACTACCCAAGGCAACTGCAACTCCGCCTCCAATTCCAGGAGAAGCTGCTGAACTCGAAAAGAAGATCGCACGTCTAGAAACATTAGTCAATTTTGATATGCCTAATAGAGTTAACTTTATTTCCAAGAGTACAGAGTCTTCAGGCGTCAATAACTTCAATACGCTAATTAGTTTGCTTAAAATTTCATTGCAAAATTCCGATAAAGAGATTAAAATTATTCTTAATGAAGATTAACATTCCAGATAAAGATTCGTTCGTATCTAAATTTCTGGCACCTATTAATAAAGTTGCCGAGGACTTTGTAGTCAAGCGTGATAAGGCTAATCCGAATTTAATAACATGCTTGGTCAACTCGCCATGCAAGACTGTAGTTCTATATGCTACATATCTTTGCTCGGAGGAAATGGAACCATTTCATTTGAATATTAATAGGGGTTCTCGCCTTATCAATGCAATAAATTCTGTTCCTGATAATAAGATGACAATCGAGGTTATTGATAACCACATGAGGTATACATCTAAGACAGTTAGGTTTAAGCACCACTTCCTAGATGATGATGTAATCGATATCCCTAAAATTGATATTGAGAAGGTCAAGAAATGTAAATTTGATGTAGCGTTCTCTATTCCTCAAACACTCCTTGTTAATATTGTAAAGGCAGGTGGATTTGCAACAGATACGAAGAAGATTTACTTTTATTCGGAAGGTACTGATGTATATGCAGAACTAACGGATAGATTGAAAGACAACACCGATTCGTATGGTCGCATTGTTTCTTCTAATATTAGGGGCGATTTATCCGAAGCACAGTCTGTTTCATTTGAACTTCTGAGGTGGGTTTCGACATGTAAGTTTGATTCGGTAAATGCATTGATAAACACACAAAACAGTGTGTTTCTTTTTGACGTCTCTGATGAGAAGACCCGATTAAATTATATTGCATCAGGATACACAGGATAATGAAAAATAGTGTTAAGAATTTGGGGTACATTATGTATCGACTGAAGAACTGCGGTTATGTAGTTTGGAAGATAATGGACAAATACAACGTAGGTGATACTAGGAAATGGACCATTATGGTTAATCCTGGGCTAGAATCTATTCTTATTACATGTTATGTTAATGAACAAGAACTGGATTATGCACCGATTTTTAAATTTGATGGTGGTACATTAAGATTCAGCAACGGGTTAAAGTTATCAACTAAATCTGTTGAATCGATTGTTGAGTACTTAATGGAGAATGGTGTTACACCCGACAGTAACCTGTTTAAACATAAGGACAAAATAAATAACTATAGCAATGACAGACGAGAACAAAAAAGCTCTTCCGACGCCTGATCCTAAACAAGAGGAAATGATCAGGAAGGCACTCAAGCATCACTTGCTTGAAAACATCGATAAACAAAACGTAGCTAAAGCGTCTGTTGGCCATGTAGTAGACTCTGCTCGTGAGTTTATGGGTTCTTTCGTTATTCTTGGATATGGGTATGACGGAGCACCAATTACCTTTACATGCGCGAACAATCCTCAAGAGATGGACGCACTAACAATGCTAATAAACAAATATATCCACCAAGGTTCGTGATTTTTATTTTCCAAAAATCAGCGATTTCTGCTATTATATTAGTATAAGAGAACACAAATCTTAACAACCAATACAGTAATGAAAAAGACATTGATTGTCGATTCCAATAACCTTCTAATGAGGGTTTATTGGATTGCAACTAACCGCCCAGGAAATAGATCTGTATCTAAACTTTTCCTGAATAGCTTGCGAAAGCTTGTAAACAAATTCCAGCCGGATGTAATTTATACCGTCTGGGATGAAAGACTCCGTGCAGGTTCTAACTATCGTAGAGATAGTGAGCATGACTATAAAGGACAACGCGACAGGTCAAAGGATGATGACATCTATCGCCATTGCGAAGGAATTAAGGCCCTTTGTGCAGCGTGTGGAATACGGAATATTTTTCCAGGAGTTCTTGAAGCAGATGATGTAATTTGCTACTTAGTTGATAAACTTACACATCATGAGAAGGTTGTTGTCTCTGTAGATCAAGATTTACTGCAGTTAGTCAATGAAAATACAAAAGTATATTCACCAATCAAGGATAAGTTAATCACTGAAAGTAACTTTTGTGAAATCGTAAAATGTCCTCAAGAGCATTTCTTACATTATAAAGCGCTTATTGGTGATACTTCGGATAACATCCAAGGCATTGCTGGTGTCGGTCCTAAGCGTGCAGCCAAAATCATCGAAGAAAATTCATTCTGCTCTTTACAGGAAGAAGATTACCAACGGTATTGTCGCAACCTGGAGATCGTTGATTTGCGTAAAGCATTTGACCATCACCCAGAAGAAGTGGAAATATATGATGCACAGTTGAAGACACTCTCAGATGTTTCAGCTGACCCTGAACTCTTTAAGGAGGTTTGTGCGGAGCATGAGTTACATGATATCCAATTTCATGAATATAAGGAAACGTTCTTCCAAGATGGTTTCGAAAATAAGCTTCTTGACTTTTTTGGTAAATAATTAAATGGAACTACCAAAGATCAAGTCTCCTTTTTGTAATACCTGGGTTCAGCCTAAGGTACGATCATTCGTTGAACGTGGTAAAGTATATCAAGAAGCGATTTATACCTGTCCTCGTACAATGAAGTTCATAAAAAGAGAAACAGTTTCAGTAAATCGCAAAGACAAATAATATCTTGCAAAATATTATTTGTGTCTCTATATTATAACTATGGAGATATCGCCAGAATACTTCGTACAGAAATTTTATCAGTATGCTGGGTATGTTCACTATAAGAACAGTACAGCAATTTATGAAGGTGGCTGTCCTACATGTCGTGAAGGTAAGAGCTGGGGAAGGAAGAGACGACTTTACTATATGACAAGGGGCAACTACATTCATTGTCATAATTGCGGTTGGTCCGGTAATCCTATTAAATGGGTGATGGAAGTCGCCGGAATGACTTATAAAGAAATTCTGGAAGAAGTTGAGTCTGGTGATTATATGTACCTTCCTATGGACTCTCTTATCAAAGACGATAGTCCTAAATTTGAAGTATCAACATTACCAGAAGATAGTATCAATCTTTTCGATGATCTCCAGACGAGTTTATACAAAAATGAGACAATAGTCAAGAAAGCTCTTGGGTTCATAAAAGAACGACGTCTAGACACAGCTATTAATAGACCCCTTACAATGTGGATAAGTCTGAAGGACTTTAT